TTTTTCAGGGATTTGCAAATTGTTAATGACAGTTTGCGCCATTTTTTTTTTCCCTTCAGTTCTAAAAGCGCAGTCATCTTCGAATATTATACTATATTCATCATCACTTTTGCTTATCAAATCGTAACATTGCAAATGACTTAAACAGCATCCAATTACACCTCTTAATGTTTTTTCGCTTAAATTATCGTAATTCCATCTGTTTACATGCTTTTTGAAAAAAGGATCTTCCAGATCAAGTAAGGTGCCATCAATAGCTTCAACTACACTAATATCTATATCTGGAAGACTTGCAGCAATTTCATTTTTGAATCGTTCAAGTCTGTCAGGACGTTTTTCTAAATTAATCACGTAACCTTTTGTTATTTTAACCATTTTTAATATAAAATAATATTGTTTTATATTGATTATTTTTTTAAGTAATTTTATTTGAGGTTTAAGAATTCAGTCGCATTTATATATAAAAAGCGACTCATATGTCTAAAAAAGAAAAGATACCCAAAGCCATCCGTGAACAAGTTTGGTTAAAATACATTGGGAAGAAATACGAATCAAAATGCATTGTAATTTGGTGCACAAACCAAGTATCAGTGTTTGATTTTCATGTCGGGCATAATATTCCTGAATCCAAAGGAGGAACCATTGATATAAATAATTTACGTCCAATATGCTCTAGATGCAATTTGTCAATGTCAAATAAATTTACAATAACAGAATGGAATAATCAAAGTAGACGAATTTCATGGTGTGAACGATTTATATCTTTTTTCAGATGAAACTGTCTCTCAATTCTTCTAGGTATTTATTCCTAACGATTCCTTTTCTCACCACAACATGCCATAGTTCCGCTTTACCTGTCATAAGCAATATATTCTTATATATATCTGATTGCAAAATTCTCTGCAATGAAATATTCTTCATAAGGTCATGTTTAATACCATCCCAAGTCTTCAATTGTTCATTATCAAGAACAGCTAATTTTCGGTTCTTTTGTGCTACAGAACCATCTCCTTGTCCTATAGGATGATTACTATCCAATGTAAAATATTCAGCTTTTTCTTTGCTAACCAGGGCTATTTTGTAGCTCTGAAATACATGCTCCACAGAATTGTATCGTTTTCCTTCATATGTAAATGGTTCAGTGTAAAAATTAGACAGCTTCTTCCTCCAATTGTCTATTTTATTTAATTCAGAGTAAATAGCCGGGTCATTCACAAATTCATTTGCTCCTCTACCGGCATTCACGTTCTTTGATTTACTATAATAGCAAAGTTTATCGGTCATTGCTAATATTATTTAGACATTATAAATAATATCATTTTTTTCATTGATATATGTATATGGACGAACAGACTTGTTCCAAAGAAGATCTTTTTTATTTGTAATAGTTTACAATTCGTCCTCCGACATCGTTATAGATTTGCTCCCTCGTTTTATAATGTTTGTTCAAAATGAAGTTATCATCTATCAAATCAAAGATAATGGGTTCAACATCAACACGTCTTAGAACTCTTCCTATACTTTGAATAGCATAAGATTCTAGATCACAACCGAAAATCAAACAATCTAGCTTCGGAAAATCAAATCCGACAGATATTTTAGACACAGTCCCGATAAGAATTCTACATTCTCTGTCAAAGTCCTGTTGTTTTCCTAATAGACTATCTACATATTCCCCTTCTTCTTTTAAACGTTCATATAAATATTTACCCTGTTCTATTCGTTTCGTAAGAATGATTATGTTCCGATCCTTGAATTTCTTAGCTATGGAGACGATAAGTTCATTTCTCGCTTGATTATTTGCCTGTTCATCAATAATGGCTCCCCAATTGATTTTTCCTTCATCTGTTTTTATCATGTCTATGCTTAGCCCTGTATGAACTTTATAAACTAGGTGTTTTCTCTTGAGAAGTCTGATGATTTTATCCTCGCCGAAATACAGATTGAGTAAGATATCTAAACCATCTTCTCTGTACGGAGTTGCCGATAATCCGATTAAATATCTCGGCGTTATATATTGTAACGATTTAGAAAGCGTTTCTGCCATAATTAAATGAACCTCATCGCATATAACTAAAGATATATCTTTATAAAATTCACGATTCTTTTTAGAGACATTAGAGGCGTTCATAATGAAAAAGTCACATTCGGAATCAAGCTCATCAGTTTTACCTGTAAGTTTTTGTATATTCGCAAAAGGACATACTTTTTTAATGGCTTCTTCCCATTGATTGATCAAAACGATTTTATTAACTAAGATCAGAGTCTTTAATTTAATATCAACTGCTATATTTATTGATGTTATTGTTTTTCCCATGCCGGTTCCAAGACTGATAATGACTGAACCTTTTTTTGATAGTAATTGTATGGCTTCTTTCTTGACGGCTTCCTGTTCATCTCTTAATGCACCGACAAACTTAGTTATCATTGGAGGGAACGATGAGCGTTCTGGTCGTTTCAAACCTATTTTCTGAATGGCATAAGAAAAAGGTAAGTAAGCTATCTCATTTTCAAGTGCGTAAGCCTGTACTGTTTTTTGAGGACCGAATTTATTATACTTACTATTCTCAATTTTCAAAAGAAGATCGGAATTAATTTCAGCGATCTGCTCGTTTGAAAGATCTATAGAGTTTATTTTGATTGACATATGTTTATATTGTTTTGTGTTTATATATCTGTTTTTCATTTGTTTATTCAATTTTTAATGGTTGCATCTTGATTATAACTTGAATTTGATTATAACTTGATTTGATTATAACTAGATTTAAACACATAAAAACATACGAATAGATATAATATGTTCAAACAACTTATCCTTTCCGCATTATTTATTCTGTCGTCTGCATACCTTTCAGACAATCATGAACTTCGTCGTCAATACAACAATTACCTATCACTCTTTAAGAAGGTAGAACCTACTAATGGCTTTGAAACATTCGTCCGGAATCTGAATACCATTGAAGAATATAATCAGAATAGTCATGGTGACTGCCGAATGTATTTAACTCAATATAGTGATACATTTGAAAATAAGTACATTTACAATTCATGTGATGAACATGGAAACTTGAAGTAGAACCAAATAAATTATTAATTCTAAACAACAATATTGTTTAGAATTTTTCCTGAACTTTTTATAAAAAATTACTTTTCTTCTCTAATCTTTACACCTCTATTATCATATATCCATATTTCGTATTCATATCCAATAGCTTTAGCTGCATTTTGTTTGTAGCTCATAAATTTTTCTTGTAATAATGTCCACTCTGACTTTACCTCAATGCATCTATTTAGAGATTTAATATATATATCAACATAGTGTCGGTGTTTTTTATTTTCGTCATCTATATACCAGATTTCCGGAACACGATCCGCTTCGGTTATTATATCTTCTTCAAATATTCCACTCTCCAACAATTCTTTTAAAGCAAAATTTTCATATCCATGTATATCTATAACTTTTCCAGATGGAAATGCGAATAATTTAGAAGAATTAATTTGGGATCTAATAAATATTTCGGCATTTTGTATTACATTAGCAACTCCATATCTGTCGATATTTGTTATTCTAATTTTCTCCTTAATTTCTTCAGATTGTAATGGATTCGCAACTCCATATCTTTCGATATTTGTTATTCTAATTTTCTCCTTAATTTCTTCATTTTGAATTGCATAAGGAAAACCGAATCGTTCGATATTAGTATTTTTAGACTTTTCAAATCCACAATCTTTACACTTATACCCAAATTTAACATCATTTATTCTGACAGTATATTCTTTCTCACATTTACACAATATTGTAATAGGTGAATTCATACCTTTGTAAACATCATTGAATTTTTCTTCGCTCATATTTAATTTTAATCCATTATCTTCAACAATTCTAACAACTTCATCGTAATTTTTTTTTCTATTATTTCCACAATCTTGACATTTGTGACCTTGACGGACATTTGTATAACATAATTCTTTTTTTTCATCGCAAATGCAAATCACTGGTAACTTTTGATCGCATCCAGTAAATTTCTCTGAAAAATCTTTTTCATTCCATAAAAGTTTCATTCCATTTTGGATATAAACATCTTTAACTTCGTCATATTGTAAAAGTCTTGTTTTAGGAACTACACAATGTTTGCATTTTGTTCCTGTTTTCACATTAGTTAGAGTTCTATTTGATTCTTTTTCACAATTACAGCATTTAACAGGTATAGGTTTTGTCATAGTTTCAAAATTTTCGTTATATTCTTCTTCAGACCAAGTCAATTTAAATCCATTTTCTTTGCATATATCTACTGCCATGCAAAAAGATGTTCTATTTTTCTTTTGTAAGTTTCTATTTCTTTCATCAGCGCATTCTCTGCATGTGCTTCCATTTCGTATATTTGCTAATTTTAGCTCTTTTTTTCTTTTGCAAGAACATACCACAGGTATTTTTGTATCTGTCGTGGTTTTGTAATTAGAAATAAATTCTTCTTCTGTCCATATAAGTTTCATTGAATTACTTTCAATTATTTCTTTTGCTTTCTCAAAATCTATCTTCTTTTTGCTCATTTTGAAATTCTTTAAGAATTCAAAATTTAAAATCAATTTTTTAGTTTAATTTTATATAATAATAATTTAGCTTGTCAACAAGGTTAATTATTAATGAAATTGGTAGTACAATTCCCTGAAGATTGACCATAAGCGTCTAGGATATTGAAGTACCCACCGCACTGATACGGGACACCATGAGTCAAGGAATTAGGGTTGATAGGAGAATAATTAGGAACTTTGTAAGTAGGTAGATATTCAGAAGCAGCGCCTGTGCTTCCTCCTAGAATAGGATCCTCAAGTCCCTCATATATTTGATATCCTTCAAAGTTAAGTCCGGTTTTGGGTGATCCGTCGGGATTGGCATATTCAGCTTTCAAAGCATCACTCTGCATTTTGGCAGCACTTATAACTTCTTGGCTTCCTTTGTAAAAACCAGTGTAATCTGTGTCAGATACCTGACCTCTTAGAGATAGATTCAAGGACTCATCCTCAGAACATTTATTGTATCTAGCAAGTCTTTTATAATGGCAAGATGGCCCGTTAACGCTTCCATAGTATGAATTCATTTTTATTCATAACAAGAGAAAAGATTTTTATTTTTTTTTTTATTTTTTTTTATAAATTTATATTTATTTCAAAAAATGTATAAAATTTATGCGCATAATTAATTCAATGTCGTTTTTATACATAATTTCAGTATTAAAATATAATCTTTGTATTATAATAAAGGGAATGCTATCATATATTTATAACTTTTTATTCCCTGGACCAAAAGAATCAAAGGAAGAAAAAGAAGACGATGATGATAATTACATCATTATTCAAGGCGGACAATATCAAGTTAATGAAGCAGATTTGAAATCTGTTATTCTACAACCTCCAAAAAAGGAACATGAACCAAAATTATGCAATCATCACATAAGCGAAAAAGACCTTCAATCCGTTATTCTGTCACCACCCAAAAAACGAAAAGAAGAAACCAAGAATGATAAGAAGGTTAATATTCAAAACCTATCAAGAAGTCAATTGAAACAAATCATGAATGTGAAATTGAAACCTACGAAACGAAATGAAAAGAAAAAAATATATGGACAAAGACATCCTGTGTTGAAAGAATTACAAGAAAAAGTTACAAAAAAGTAAAAATAATCTTTACACAAATAAAAATGAATTCGTATGATTCTATATCAAATTTGAAAAAAAATATGTCTTGTCCAGCAAGATGTAATCCCCCTAAATGTATTCCGATTCAACTCCAAGAAGAGCGATCTGCATTTAATGTTAATAATATGGAATATGGAGGTATAAATCCAATAAATACAAGTTCAATGAGAGAAAATTTCCAGGAACGTATGAGAATGCTATTTGATCTTGAGACTGAAGGAAAAGGTGTAAGTGCCGGAGGAGGAGAATATGTGTTTCCTATATATAAAACTTATAAAAATCATTATGTCCATTTGAAACCATCTGATTATGGATATCAAAAAATGAAAGATGCCTACGGATCAAGAAATGGTGGAACCTGCAAGATTCATTATGAAGATTATTGATCGTCATCACCATGAAACGATCTATAACATTTTTTGAGACTATTATGATGATTGTATTTAATATTTGCGATTAATGCATTTTCAAATAAATTTAAATAATGACTATGAGTCAATTCTTCTTTTTCCCAATTTCCATATTGCCTTTTCAAATACGGTTGAATTTGATTTGGAATATTGACTACTATATTTTCAAAAAGACCTTTTCTTAGCGGATATGTTTCATGTGTAAGAAAGTATTCATTTGGCCAAGAATCCAATGTTTTCTTGTAAATTGTTTTGATAATATTGTTTTTCTCTTCATAAATGAATAAATCTATGAAAACATCATTCTTTTCGTCAACAAATTTATACCCGAAGAAAGATTTGATTATTTTAAATTCAGACGCAATTTCGTAATTGATTTGTTTGATTTTCTTATGAATGTCGCTTGTTTTAATTAAAACTAAATCTATATCATCATCCCATGGAATGAACTTCTTTTTATGTCTTTCATATCCAAGCAAAGTCCCGCTAAATATAAAATGTTTGATTTGGTATTTATCCAATTTGTTTATAATTATAGGTAGAATGACTTTCAATCGTTCTTGTTTTTCTTTACATATCCGAAGGACTTTTGGAAAAAGATGATGGTCTCTGTGCAAAACTAAAATATAATAAGTTATTATTACAAGAATAAAGCAAATGAATACATTTTTTACATTCATATTTTATATTATATATACACATAATATAAAAAAAATTCTATTTATATGATTTCTGACAACTTCAGAAAGTTCTTTGATATTTCATTAATCATTATTGAATTGTCGAACAGAATCTTGTCCATTTTCAATGTTATATTCTCCTTTTGTGTTTTCAAAATCAAAATGTTCTCAATGATGTCTTGTTTGACGTTATTAATCTTTTCAATTTCACCTTCATAATGAGCAATCAAATGAGACTTTTCAATATCTTCATGCAATCCCTTCATTCCGTATTCTGAGTATTTACTTTTCACCTTTTGAAGCTTCTCAAAAATGATCTGTTCGTTATTGTTCAAGTTTTCCAGTAGGAATTCAAATTGTGATATATATTCGTTAATATTGTCTTTTTTTCTCTGGACCAATTCGGAATACTGTAATATTGAAACTTTTTGTTCAAGCATTTCGTTCAATATCTTGGTGTGTTTGATTTGATTCTGATTCAATAGTTTGTAAATACCATCCTTAATTGTTTTTATGTCAGTTATGAAATTATCCATCTTGATGTATAGAGTTTTCAGATCAATATAAATATAAAGTTTTCTCATGTCGTTCCGGGGATAATTCAAAATCAAGAAACAATCCATCTCATCATCCTTCGTGATTGAACAAAGATAGTTTTTATAAAATATAGAGAGTTTGTATTTTATATTCTGAACACAAAACATAAATCGGTTCAATTGTCTGAAAATATCTCTCAAATGTTGTGTATCTTCTTTATTTATATCCTTTAACGTCAATTGATGATTGTAATCTTCAAGCAACATCTTTTCCAAATTCTCATTCTGTCTATTGAAATTATGCAAATTGATATCAGTGTTATTGTAGAAATCCTCAATATCTACATCATCTGGTTCATTTGCGTAATTTGATGACACATCACCTCCTTCTTCTTTAGTCATCTCCATGTATTTCAATTCATATACATTATCTTTTTTATCAATGTTCTCATCTAATTTCAATTCATATCTATTTGATATATACAGCATAAAACTATTAGCATCTTGAACGCTAAAGACTTCAATATATATGCAATATTCATCAAGCTTGAAGTATGTTTTTGAAACAAACCCTTTTGATGCTAATAAATCTTCTAATTTTCTTAACGATAGCGGCATTTTTTATAAAAAAAATCTTTCTATTTAAGTTTATATTTATATATATTATATAATATAAAGGATGAAGAAACGTTCACAGAAAGTTCCATTGCGTTATTTACCGACATCTTTATCGCGAAAAGATAAAGAGAAACAAGCTTTAATGTTAAAAAAATCAAGATCACTCTACAAAAAGCATATTTATTACAACAGAAAGCCTCTCGAATCTTTCAAAACAAAAAAGTCTCCTCATGTTACAAATGCAATGAAGTTATACAAAGTTGATAAGATTAGACCCGATAGAGAATTATCAAGAAAGACTGGTTGCTCCGTCCTGGCGTTAAAAAGGATCATTGAAAAAGGACAGGGAGCTTATTATTCGTCCGGTTCCAGGCCAAATCAAACAGCACAATCATGGGGTGTTGCTCGTTTGGCTAGTTCAATTACAGGTGGAAAAGCGTCTTCGGTTGATTACGATATTATAAATAAAGGATGTAAACACAATAAAACGGCTTATCGTCTAGCAACGAAATCTAGAAAGAGATATAATTATGGACGTTCAAAGACAAAAAAAACGATTCTATGAAAATCCGTTTTTATAAATATATATCAAGACTTTTGAGTTTTTTTATATTTAGAAAAAAATATAAAAAATTAACGTATTATAATAAAAAAAAAGAATGGACAAATTTTGGAAAGAATTTTTAATTTTATTCGTATTCTACAATTTAGTAATAATATTGTTGCTACAAGCAATATTTTATGCAATATTTTATTACACAGATGATAAAAAAAACAAGCATGGACCATCTGGATCAACAGGATATTTCATAGGCACGGTTTTAGGATTGATGCTTAGTTATGGTTTATGGGGACTATATGGTTATAATATTGCCAATGGAACGGAATAAATAGAACTATATTCATGGTCTGTTTATAAACTCCAGTGGTAGAGTTTTTATCTCTCTCTTTATTCTAGAAAACTTGTTTCTGGCGTACCAGAATTGATTATTCAACTTTCCCTTTTTTCTAAATATATCCCTATGTTGTTTTTCAAATTCCTTTCGTTCTTTGTTTTTCAAATTGTAATTATCTCGCAGTTTCACGTATTTCAAATATAATCGTTTTAATTTCGGCGACTTGTTCTTTTTGCTTCTGCAAAATGCCAGTATGTGTTTTAATATTGTTCCTTCTGATCTATAACCGACCGGTTTTTTATCAGAAAGTCCACGGCACATAGGACATTCTTTGTTAAAACGCAACCAAGATATCAAACAGGAACTATGAAATTTATGTTTGCACTCAGTTAGCTCATGTACAGGATTATCGGAGTTCAGATTCTCCAAACAAATAGAACACATTTCTATCTGAGGTGGTTGCTCAGAATTATTATCACTTTGATACAATCTTATCGGCTCATCCATTTTATTTATTTTTAATACACTCTACTCTTTATATAAGTTAATTATCGTGAATTGAAAACTGTGATGATGTGATTATTTCTAGAACCGTTTTATAAATACAAGAATAATTCACATTTGCAAAACGTATATTGAATGGTTGATAAACCTTGTTATTCTTTTTGCATTCATCGCGAAATATTTGTTTGACCTTATTACTTACCTCAATTACTTTTCCGTTTGTCAAAGAACTTTCTATATTGAAATTATATTTCCAGAGATTCCCACCTTCATTTTTCCAAGCGTTGCAACGTTCATCTGAATTTTCAATGGGGTCACCTAATTTATAATATTCTATGTATCTAATTCCCGATTTGACATACGTAACTAAAGCCATATCTCCTTTTAATGCTTTTTCTAAAGTACTTGAGTTTCCAACCTGTTTTTGATTTTTACCGATGTAAAAATCGCGCTCAGAATCACATTCAGAACTCATTTTATCTACATATGCAACTAGATGAATCGTCATTTAATTTGATTTGATTAAGTGTATATATATTTTTCATATTATTCAATTTTTTCACATGCGTTTCGCAAAAACGACTTAAAATGATGATATTATTTTGTAAAAAAATGAATGTTTATGACATAAAATATGGAGAGGCGATTAACTACGATGTAATTTCAAATTTACCAACCGATCAAAGTATTCCTTCTGAACAGGAACTTCTTTTAATTAATTCGCTTTTTGAGGAGAAAAAGACACCCATTAAACGCATTGTAAACGAGGCATATGAACCGTTTTTCGTAGGGATATTATTTGTGATATTATCAATCCCAAAGGTTGACGAGATGATCAATTTGTACATCCCTGTAACTCAAAATTCGATTTACTTCTTGCTTTTGACGAAAATGTTTATCATAATGATTTTATTCTGGATCATAAAAAATTTTCATTTGAATTTGAAAAAGTAATATTAGAACGTGTTTATTTTCTTAACTTATTAATTTAGTTAAGAAAATATGAATGATGTTAATTAAGCTCTCTTTGATCTCTTTCCATCAGACTTCCAGGATCTCTTGGACTTCTTAGACTTCTTAGACTTCTTTCCATCGGATCTCTTAGACTTCTTAGACTTCTTTCCATCGGATCTCTTAGACTTCTTAGACTTCTTTCCATCGGATCTCTTGGACTTCTTAGACTTCTTTCTCTTGCCATCGGTTTCCGACGATTTTCTCATGCATGAACATTGTCCATCAAAAAGATCGTCATCGTCATCAGCCGGCTCATCACAACCACATTCATCTTCTTCGCCTCCATCACTTCTCTTGGATCTCTTAGATTTCTTAGATCTAGATTTACTCTTTCTTAGTGGCTTTGTAATTGTTTCAAAATTGAAAGTAATCATTTGACCCCCTTTCTCAACTGTTTTGGGATTATAAATTCTCTTATACGAATATCCATACAACTTCTTTGAGCTATTCTGAGTAGTTTCCTGAATATAGATGTTAAAATGGCACTGTGAAGAGATTCCATTTCTCTTACAGATAGAAGAGCCTGCCTTTTTGGCAGCAGAACTTGGATTAGATGAATTGAATCTACCCCCGATATTTTTTGTCTTGATTTTGTTATTTCCAGACACAACTTTAGTAATAGTGAAAGTTCTCATTTTTTATTATTATTATTATTATTTTTTTTCAAAAAAAAATGATTTTGCAAAAAAAAAATCGCAATTCAAATCAATTAAACGATGGGTGTTTTTCAATTTTATTCATGGTTCAGAAAACAATTTCCTAAAGATATTTACAAATTAAACAAGTCAATCAATCAAGAATTAAATCTAGAAATTGATAATCTGATGATTGATATGAATGGATTATTCCATACATCTGCGCAAAAAGTATTCAAATACGGTAATTATAAACCACCCTATAAAGTTGAGATATTTGACAACAATAAAACACAGCAACAGGTTTTCCGTGATATCTGTCAAAATTTAGAAAACATTCTAATGACGGTCAATCCTAACAAAAGAGTTATTTTATGCGTTGATGGACCTGCTCCCATCGCAAAACAAGTCCAACAACGAAAAAGACGTTATAAAAGTTCTTTGGAAAGAGAGGACAACGATAAGAGTTTTGATTCTAACTGTATAAGTCCAGGGACTCTATTCATGGACAATCTTTCAAAATACATTGACTGGTTCATCCGATCAAGATTATCTGAGAATCCTCTCTGGCAAAATCTAGAAATCATATATTCATCATCATCAGTTCCAGGCGAAGGCGAACAAAAGTTATTAATGTACATTCGCAAATATGGACGAAACAATGAAAGTTTCGTAATACATGGTCTAGATGCCGATTTAATAATGTTATCACTTCTAACTCAGTTTCCAAAATTCTACATTCTCAGAGATGACACGTTTGATTATAAGAATAACTTTCTTTTGATTGATATTGGTTCTGTTCGTCAACAACTGATTGAAATGATGAGATGGGAAAATGAAAATGATTTGAAATTTAACGAAGAATGGGTTATTAACGATTTCGTGTTTTTGTGCTTTATCTGCGGAAACGACTTTCTTCCCAATGTGCCTTCCATTGAAATAATAGAAGGTGGTGTTGAAGTTATTATCGGTATTTCTAAAAATGTCGGGCGGACTCACGGTCATATAACAAGGAATAAAAGCGGGAATATTGTATTCTGTAAAACATCACTGAAGAGATTTTTTGAGATTGTTTCGGATTCTGAAAAGGAATTATTAGAGCAAAAATTCAAGAATAGAAAAATGTACTTTGAGGATAGAATTCTAGAAAAGTCCGCATCATACAATATCAAAGATGAAAAATACGATATTGACATTGAGAAATACAGAGAACAATACAATGAAAACATTCTCGGCGGAGAGGATCTAGAGAAACTATCGCATTCATATTTAACTGGGTTGCAATGGATTATCAAATATTACACCAAAGAAGTCCCGAGCTGGTCTTGGTACTTTGAAAATCATTATTCGCCTTTAGCTAGTACATTAATCAAACATATTGACTCTTACGAATCACCACGATATCACAAGGGAACCTCTTTGACTCCTTTCCAGCAATTACTATGTATTTTACCCCCAAAAAGCGCATCCTTATTACCTAAACCACTTGATTCTTTGTTAGATACGTCATTGAAGAAATTTAACCCGACAGATGTAGAAATTGATTTGTCTGGTAAGTTGAAGGAATACATGGGTATAGTTAAGATACCATTCGTGGATGTCAATATAGTCAGGAAAGTTTATAAAGACAATTCTGAAAAATTAAGAGATGGCGACAAGAAACGAGATTCGTTCGGGAACAGTTTGATTTATACTTATAGTCCTTCATTGTCAAAACCAAAGATATTCTATTCATATTACGGAAACATCATTGATTGTAAAGTCAGTACTAAAAATATTGATCTCTAATTAAAGAACTTTATTTTTTCTTAACAAGAATTTTTTGTTAAGAAAAAAATCAAAGGAAATATTACTGTTTTTCAAGAATAACCATATATCCTATCGTAAAATGCTTAGATACATCCAGAACGTTTGGTGAGTTATCCCCGAATGTTTCACTCAGAGTTAGATAAAATGATTGCATATAGTGAGAAACTGTATCAACAATAAAATTATCTGAATAAGGTAATCTAAATTGCATGGCGAGCATCGTGAACCATGACATGAGTTTGAAGAAATCACCTTGACTTTTGAGTTCTTTCAACTTCAAATTGAACTTATCGGCGACGTATTCGTAGAAATAAGGCGAGAATCCTGCGTAGTAATGATAAGGTTCCTGGTGTAGTCCAGATGTGAATGGCGCTGTTATTATAATCTTACCTCCCTTTTTGCATATTCGTTTCAATTCTCGGATGGCTTTAATTGGTTCCGGGACATGCTCAAGAACCTCGGTGCAAAGAACATAATCAAAACTTTCATCATTGATCGGCAAAAAATCACAAATATTACCGTAGAAATCATGGTCATTCTTGGAGTCTTTATTCTGCTCACCCCTGAATTCATCTATTATATTCTGATTGCCCTCAAATTCGTGAGAGAAATATTCACAGTGCGAAAATAGATCCTTATAAGGTTTCGCGCCTGCTGAAATATCAATGATTGATGATCCGGAGGGAATTGTTTTTGCGATATCGCTAATCCACTCGTCTCTTATTTTCGGATTGAAATCTCGGGGGAGATAATGATTTAAATTACCTAGCTTACTTAGATCTGTCATGTTTCATTTGGTTTGGTTTATATTATATATCTTTAAGCAGATTTTAACTGACGATGATATATTCAGTTTTAATGAGGTTCTGATATTCAAAATTATTAAAATTATCGCCTTCGACGAATCGAGTTTTGCATTGACTATTTGAACCCTTGAAAGTTTCCTTGAACTCCTCGGTGAAATTTAGAGTGTCAACAAAGAATGTATTCCCTTTTCTGTTAAGAATAGGATAAGTAATTTTAGACACTTTTTCTTCTATCACTGTATTTATTGATTTATTATTTAACTCTTTAAGTATATTTGAAGTGTAGATAGATACAGTATATTTTTGGGGGTCGAAAACAAAGACATTATTTTCATATTTCAGAAAATCTTTATTCCAATTCAATAATAAAGCATCAAAGAATAGAACGGGGATTATTTGAGACATCATTTTAACTAAAATAATCTTGTGCATTATGTCTTTATTTGTTGATGTTATTTTTGTTGGATTGATTTCAATCAAGTTAGAGATAAATTCAAAATAATCTTTTAAAACAATAAATAAATGAGTATAATTAACATCGCCTCCGAATTTTATTTCCAAATCATCAATTAATTTTTGAATTTTCTTCATTTCTGATATAATAAAATTCTTGATGGAATTGCTCGTACTATGAATAACATTATCATTAGTTTTCAATTCAAAATTAAATTCAATTGATTCAAACGATTTTTCATCACTATATATATCTGTAATCAATAAAAACAAATTTTTGTAGTTTTGATTTCTTATATTATTTTTGCAAATAATAATAGGTTTAGTATTGTCATAACCCGTAGAAATGTCCTTAAATATTTCAACAGTTTGTCTATTGAATATTTCAGATGTTATTTCGTCGATGGTTTTATTTTGAGCTTTTCTTATTGTTTGCGGAACATTTGCAGTTGATCCCGAAGTTGATCCTGAAGTTGATCCTGAAGTTGATCCTGAAGTTGATCCTGAAGTTGATCCCGAAGTTGATCCTGAAGTTGATCCTGAAGTTGATCCCGAAGTTGATCCTGAAGTTGATCCTGAAGTTGATCCCGAAGTTGATCCTGAAGTTGATCCCGAAGTTGATCCTGAAGTTGATCCTGAAGTTGATCCTGAAGTTGATCCTGAAGTTGATCCTGAAGTTGATCCTGAAGTTGATCCTGAAGATGTCCCTGAAGATGTCAAAGATGGAACAGATTCAGTCGTTCCTCCAGAAGAGGATGTTTTTTTTAATAAAAAAAATAATAGAACAGAGATTGCTGTAATTAATGCGATGACAATAACTACAACACCTAAAACAATTCCTTTTGAATATTTCATTTTATATTTAATTACTGTTTTATTTATTTGAAAAAAAAAATAAAATCTATAAAAATTGTCAGAACAATCTTAATCCATAAATTTTAGTTAGAGGATACTCATCTTGATTCTATCTCTATCTTTAAAACTTGCAATGTAAAATATATTTTTATCTCCTTGTTTTTCTATATAATTTTTGCAATTATTATTTGAGCCATTGAAAGTATTCATAAAATCATCGTCGAAGTTCAGAATGTCAATCCTAAATTTCTGTAATGATGTATATTTAGGATAATTAGGCGATATATTCAATTCTCTTATATCATTTTCCATCACTTGGCTTATTGTTTTATTTTCTAAATACTCCTTAATATAAGGTATTATAACCGCGAACGAAGAATCAACTTTAAATCCATTTTCTTTGTTGTAAATTATAGAATTGTTTTTCCAATCCAACGAATCGGTGATATACAAATAATTTAGTTGGTCTTGTATAGTAAATAATGTTGTGGGTAAAAGAATCTTATTAATTTTGTCATTATTAAAATTTACTGGATTGATTTCAATAATGTAAAACATAATAAAATAAAGATACTCTTTCAAAACAATGAATAAATGAATATAATTAACATTGCCATTGAATTTAATTTCTAAAGTTTCAATAAGATTTTGTATTTTTTTCATTTCGGATATAATAAAATTCCGAATGAGGTTTTTGTCTTCATAATATATAGATGTAGTTTTATCTTTTGCTTCCAAACCAATATTATTGAATTCAAAAAAATCATACGAATTTACATCACTATATATGTCAGTAATCAATAGAAACAAATTTTTGTAGTTTTGGTTTCTGATATTCTTGCAAATAATGACATTGTCATTAGAGTTATGCGTCCCCACAATGTCAGTGAAATTTTCATTAGTTTTATTAAATATTTCAGATGTCAGTTCGTCAACTGTTTTATTTTGAGCAGTTGTTCTCGTTGATACAGATGCATTTAACTCTTGTGATTCAACTGGAGCAACTGGAGCAACTGGAGCAACTGGAGCAACTGGAGAAACTGGGGCAACCGGAGGAACAGGAGCAACTTGAGCAACTGGAGCATCAGGAGCAACTGGAGCAACTGGAGAAACTGGAGAAACTGGAGAAACTTGAGCAACCGGAGGAACAGGAGCATCAGATCCTTGTTTTCCAATTAAAAAAAATGATAAAACAGGGATTGCTATAATTAATGAAATGACAACAATGGCAACGCCTTTATCAAAAGTTGAATTTGCTGTTGACCATTTCACATCCGGATATAAGAATGTATTCATTCCGAATAAAATTGAAATAACTAATGTTAACATGCTTATAAAAGCATAAGGTCCACTCCATATTAAACCAATAATTAATATACTGGCAATCAATTGCGCAACTCCTAATCCAGTTGCCCCGACATAAAACTTATCTATTCCTAAAGGTCCAAACAATGTTGCCAAAATTAAAGCGATTCCTTTTGAATATTCCATATTATAATTTATTTATTTAATTGTTTTTTTTTTGAAAATAAAATCTATAAAAATCATCAACACACACACACATTTTTTTTGCATTTTAAAGAAATGAATTTGTGTAAACACGTTTAGACCTTGTAAAATTATCATATGTTTTTAACCTCATTGTCATGTTTCAAAAATGCGTTTTTTTGTGATTTATTTGCAAATATTGCTCATTGATGAGCAATCTTAATCAATTAAAAATAATTTAATGGATCATCTTGATAATTATTTCATCGGCGCTCAAAAATAAAAAATTAATCCATTAAAAATCTTCAACACACACACACATTTTTTTCAAATTTCAACAAATGTATTTATATAGGCACGTTTAGACCTTATAAAATTATCATATGTTTTTAACCTCATTATCATGTTTCAAAAACGCGATTTATTTGCAAATATTGCTCATTATTGAGCAATATTGCTCAACAGTGAGCAATATTATTAAATCAAAACAATCGGATTTAAAAAAGTATGTTTATAAATAAAATGGACTGTGAGCATTGCAAAAAAACATTAAGTACTAAAAGTAATTTGAATTACCATCAAAAAAATAACAAATCTTGTTTGGCTATTCAACAACAGAAAAACGACAACGAAATAAAAATATCATTAATTATTTGCAATTTTTGCAACGAATCTTTTTCAGATAACAACTTTTCAAGACATTCATTAAAATGCAAAATTAAACCCATTATTGAAAGACTTATGAGTGAAAAGGATTTAGAAATTGAAAGACTGACTAGAGAAAAGGATTTAGAAATTGAAAGACTTATGAACGAAAATAATGAACTCAAATTCCAAATAGTTTCTTTGAAGGCAGAAAACAATATATTTAGCAAAGATCATAAAGAAATCATCAAACTAGCGAATCAGCCCAAAACGACTAAAAACAATATCAAAAACAACATTACCATAGGCAACAATTTTTTGAGCGACAAGGAAAAAGTAAAGGATATAATAGACACTAAATTAGACCGGTTTGATATCGCCGCCGGACAAAAAGGTATAGCTCAATTTGCTGCTAAAAATCTTCTCAAGAACGAAGAAGGTTTATTGAATTACATTTGTACAGATCCAAGTAGATTTATTTTCAATGTTGTAAATGAAAATGGGGAGGTTGAAAAAGATGTCAAGGCGACAAAGTTAACGAATTTATTATTTGAAAGCGGTTTGAAAAATAAAACCCATGACATTGGAAAAGCGTTATGGACAAAAACGGATGGTAGTCACGACCATGAAAAATTTCGGATGTATCAAGAACCTATATATGAAATTAGTAGCATGGATAGCGACAATTCGTTGTTTAGGAGCGAGCTAGCATGTCTAACAGCGAGCTGAAAAAGGACTCTCAATTGCATTGATTTTATAAGAAACTGAATTCCTTCTTATAAAATCTTATTTACTTGTAAATATTATAAGCTTCCTCTTAAGACAAAATTGGTTTGTCGTATCTTGCATTGACTTTGTTATGAAAGTCAACGAAGAAATTAAAAAAAAATCTTAAGAGGGGCATAGTGTATAAGGATTAGGATCACTTAATTTTATACACAAAGGATGAGTTGATAGTAAATCTAGAGTGTATGAAGATGGTTTCGGATTATAAGGAGCAGGCGGTATCTGTTCGGAACCAGTTGGACTCTTTACGTCAGGATAAAGATGTTTTGGTGAACTTGTAATAAATATTTTGTTGCTAGATTCCCAATATTGAAATTTCGGAATATCTGGATATGCATATTTATGAAACAAAACGTGTTCACTTGTGTCCTCATTAGTAATTGGAACTATTGTACGTGAACTTGTGGTCTCTGCGCAATTAGACCCAGTCCATCTAATCCCATCAAATCCTCCGCATTTAGCCCGATCTTCTAAATCAAATAACAATTCAAACTTTATTCTGTTATAAGTTTTATTATTTTTATCAAATTTACATACTTTTGATGCTGTAATTTTAAAATAACCTCCCGACTCTTTACACTTAACTCCTTTGGAGTCCCATCTAGAATTGTTTGCTAAATAACATAGATGATAATTTTGAGAGTGACAACGATTAACTTGCATAGTTTGTCCATTCAAACTAAATTTTCTTGTTGGGTGCCAAGCTGGATTGTTAAATAACCAATCCCATGACAAATACTCCCCCCAATTTCTTTCAATGGTTGCGCACGGGAAAGATGTATTTGGAACTAGTCTTAAATAAAATTCATAATTTAACTTTTTCTGGTTCATATTACCGTAAACAGAAGCATTATTGATATCAATTATCGTCCAGTTTTTAATATTATTATCATCTATTTTTAGTTCCGCTAATTTTACTTCCAGTTTATCATTTGATTGACTGAAATTTTCTTTAGATTCGAAGTTTTCTTTAATGTATCCAGTATCTTTTAAATAGGCAACCTTGATTTTTTTATAGTCATTCATATTTATATTTATTTTAATTTAGAATTAAAATTAAAATTAATTTATTATTTATAATTTCATCACTAAACTGAGTGATAAAATCCCATGTATGCTTTACTTGTAAATATTATAAGCTTCCTCGTAAGACAAAATTGGTTTGTCATACCTTGCATTGACTTTGTTATGAAAGTCAACGAAGAAATTAAATAGTGATTTGCGTCCACTACATATATCATTTAATTTTGATTTATGTTGTTCAATGAATACAGTTGCGTGATTCTTGCATTTCTCACAAGGAAGCATAACCGGAATACCCAAGATGAAATTCTTCATTCGTTCAATGTAAAATTTACTAGCATTTTCAGGATAATGAAAGGCGCCATTGTGAAGTATGTACCAAAAAGGCGGTCCCCATTTATGAGGGTCATTTGATGCTTTATTATCAAGGTCCACAAAATTCTCGGATTCCGGTTCCGCTATAGTATTTTCAATCGGAACATTTATCTGAGCTGAAATATTTGTATTCATTTTAATTTCAGAATTGTCAAAGTGTAAAAGGTCCTCGTTGGACTGAGTTTCAACTTCATTATTTCTCTGAGCGATCTCTTCAATCATTTTTTGTATATGTTCATTCTTTTCATCGTATGGATGCGTAAATTTCATCATATTATTATCAACATCTATGTGTCTATATACTTGTGAGACTGTTTTATAATAATTCGTTCTTGATGTCATATTATAAATATTTTTATTTTATATAAAATAAATATTTTTAAATCCATTTATAAAATCAAAAAAATTAATAAAAATGAGCAATTTACACAAAGTATTTCACAAATTCATTAATTGTAACAAAGATGTTTTGATTTTATTAGACGATACATTCTGTTTCTCAAAGGAAAAGGAGACTGGAGAATCAAATAAAAAGTCAATGAGCATAACGAGTATATCGGACCGATATGATATTATAGAATGTTTAAAAGAAGAGGGTAGTGCCGTCATTAATTACAAAATTTCAAGTAAGGGCAACACCAAGCAGAATAATAAAATTTTGAATTCCCTTATATCAGTTTTCATAGAATTCAATTTTGAACCTTATATAATGACGTTGATTAATAATGAGGTTATTGTAAGTGTTGTTATAAGTGATAATGATATTGATTTCATAGATGAGTTTGAAGACACTGAAGAATATGAAGATAGCGATCAAGACGAATACGACGAGGATGTTGACGATGACTATTATGGAAAGGATGTTCAAGAGGAATCTGATAAGGATGAAGAAGAGCCAGACGACAATGATGAAGAGGAACCTGAAGACAATGATGAAGAGGAACCTGAAAAGGATGAAGAGGAACCTGACGAAACGACAGAGGAGATATCTGAACCTGAAAAGGATGAAGAGGAACCCGAAGAAGCAACGGAGGAGATATCTGAACCTGTCAAGGACGAACCTGAACCTGTGAAGGATGAAGAAACCGAAGAAGAAGACGATGATGAATCTGAACCCGAAGTTGAATTATCATCTTTAAAGGACAAAATTAGGCTAGAAATTAATAATAATTTTGAAAAACTAAAAAGACCGCGCATAATTGAATATATGAAGAAGTTGAAAATAAAGAAAGTTAACGGAGCATATATCAAACTTTGTAAGAAAAAGGAACTATGTGATCACTTAATTGAATTTTTAGAAAATTGATTTTTTTGATTTTCAAATTTTGTAGTCGACAAAAACGTTCAAAATGAATTCTATTTTTAATAATTTCAAAAATGATATTGAATCTTGTGTTAAAGATTTTCTGGACTCTATTTCAACTGAATATAATCTAGACAATAAAGAAATTAAGCTGCGTTGGGAAAAATTCAAAAGTGAAACAAATGCTGTAATTCTTCCGGACAAACCTGAATCTAAAGATGAACCCATGCCCGAATCAGTAGTTATAATTAATGAAGTGAATGAAAGCAATACTTGTTCTTATATTTTTACAAAAGGTAAAAATTCAGGTTCTTGCTGTTCTAGTGTCACTAAAAACGGCAATAAATACTGCACAAAGCATATAAAGTTTGAAACGGACGAAAAGAAGGACAAAAAGAAGATTATTCCTAAACTAGCAGACAACAAGAAGATGGTTCTGATGAATTTACAGGACACTCCATATTGGTGGAATAAAGATACAGGACTCGTCTTTATTTCATCTGAAAATAAAACTGTCATTGCGAAATACTCTGACGGTAAGATCAATAGATTATCCGAAGATGATATAAAACAGTGCGATAAAGAAAGCCTCAAATACAATAGTAATTTTGATTTGGTAATAAGACAACCTGAGAAACCAACAAAAGAGGATGATGACTCAAATGTTGTCGTTAGTAATAAAAAGAGGCTGGTTAAGAGTCCGACTCCTCTTAATGATGATGAAAAGAGGAAGAAGCTTGAAATCTATAAAACAAACGCATGCGCCAAAAACGTAGAAGATGTCTTGTCTAATATATTGAATAATGATTCAGATGAAGACGATGATGACGATTTCATTGATGAAGAGGAGGAAGATAAAGACGATGAAGAGGAAGAGAAAGAAGAAGTTGGATTCGACAATGAAAATGAAGACGACGATGATCTGGATTTAGACGAAGGAGATTTGGAGGATGAAGAGGAATATCTAGAGGAAGAAATGTAGAATTATGTGCGATTTTAAGATTTTTTAAACTATATTTAGTTTAAAAAAAAAATATTTTTATGTAATTATAAAATTAATATAAATGGATGAAATCAACAACAATTTGAAAAAACTTCAATCGGAAGTAATGCAAATCAATGATTTGTTCAAAAAAGAAACCAAAATACAAACAGATTATATAAAGTTGCTAAATCTAACCCAAGTGAGAATTTCAATAACATTTGTTTTACTATTCATTATTTTGTATGCTCTGAAGCTAGATTTTTGTCATGAAGAAATAGTCAATGAAGGAACCTTTTTTAAAGAAAAGAAAGTTAAGTACGAATATTTAGTTATTCTAAGTTTGATTGGCGCGGGAGGAGTTTATTATTTCACAAGGGATATTGTATTGTAGTTAAGTTATTCAGAAGTTTTTATTGTTATTACGACAATAAAAACAAAAAAAAGAAGCTTACATTTTCAATTCAAATTGAGTCAATATTTCTTCAACTTGATCTGGTGTGAGAGCAGGGTTAAGTTTGTATATTTTGCTTGGATCCACAGTTTCAGGTATCATTATAATCTTTGGAACTGTCGGATCAGGGTCGGGAGTTGGGTCAGGGTCGGGAGTTGGGTCAGGGTCAGGAGTTGGGTCAGGGTCCGGGATAGGTTCTGGGTCACTTTTACTAAATAGATCCTTCTTTGTAATTTTCAAAGACTTGGCGACATTTGTGACGGTGCAGTTAGTTCCATTGTTAGTAACAGGAGTTTTCACATTGTCGTGATAAACATTGTTAACTTTAACATTGGCTGCTTTGACATAACTAGAACCACTCTTATTATCAAGTAGTATGTTTGCGTCATTTACCAATTGAATATTTTCAATAACATGATTAGTTCCATAAACGCGCATCGCGGAACCGGAAAAGTAGCAATTGTTTACATTTGTTTTGTGTGCGTGTCTTAGAACCAATTTAGATGATTCATTATTTTCAAATATGCAATTCTTGATGGTATTTGACGAACACTTCACCGAAACAACCTCAGGATCTCCTAAGCATTTATTGAAATAGCATTGGTCAATCACACAATTAGCATCATTTTTTTCATATTGACTTGTGGCGATACGGATTGTTTCTCCTCCATTTGCCGCACTAACTTTGCCAAAGTTCTGAAATGCGCAACATTTGATGTAATTATTCAATGGGAAATCAAGGCGAAGAAATACACCATTGTTAAATTTACCGTTCAAGGATGAATTAAACATCTGGAAATTCTTGGCGGATGTCTTGACGCAAATATAGTCAGCATCAGATATTCCACATCTTACATTAATCATACTGAAATTGATGAGTTTCAAATTTTCAGCGGCGATTTCCACGAAAAAACTAGGGACTTTAAAAGCTTTATCACCATCAGTGAAATGAATATTTGATAGACTATAATTCTTACCACTCACCTTCAATGTTGAACTTCCTTTCAATTCAACATTTAATACTAAAACAACTTCCAATTTAGGATCAAAAGTTAAATTAATCTGCAAGTTTTTATCCGCAACAATATTTTTATCTTTATTCAATAAAATACAACTTGATGATACTGACTTTGCCTTGTTCAAAACATCTTCATAATTAGAGCATTGAATTATAGGCAAATTCTTGTTGAATTTATAATTCGCATAAAATTCATTGACGGGATTATACAATAGTTCCATTTTTTTATTATTAGAAATATAAAAATTAAATCCGAAAAAAAATAATATTATAAATATATATAATAAAATATGGTTAAACGTGTTGTCGTAAAACAAAAATTCACAGACGAGGAGATGAAAAAGAAGGAAGGTCAATACTTCGACGAAAGCTGTTGTAAGAAAATATATAATGAAAATGTGGATATTTATACTGAGGAAGGTGAACTCTTGTTGAAATTCAGAAAGAACGTTCTTAATGCTGATGATTGTAATAAATTATTTGATTCAAAAGGCGCGGCACAGACTACGATAAGACCAGGCGCTTCGGGGATCAAAAAAGGTTCTCCGAAATACATTCGTGTAAAATCACAATCTACCGGTAAAATATTATGCATTCAATCAAGTAAAAATAGAGTAAAGAGTGGAATCATGGGATTCTATGACACGATTTCAAATTTTGGATATCACCATAATAAAGAAATCAACAAGACAAATGTTAAATGCCGATTAACTGCATTCACATCTAGAAACATGGATAAATACAAGACATGTCTACCTATTTTCAAAAAAATAGATCGCATCTACAAGAAACTAGTCCCGGCGCATTACAAAGTTCAGAAATCAGCCATAAACAAAGTCAATAAAAAATTTGTGATTAAGGATACTATATTCACGACTGTAACCGTTAATAAAAATTTTAGAACGGCTTTGCATTGTGATGTAGGGGATTTGAAAGAAGGTTTCGGGAATCTAACTGTTGTCTCAAGAGGAGAATATACGGGAGCATGTACTTTATTTCCTCAATATGAAGTAGGTGTTGATTGTAGAAATGGCGACTTTCTTGCCATGAATGTTCATAAGTGGCACTGTAATTCCAAAATGAAAGGTGATAAAGATGCTGAGCGATTGTCATTTGTTTTTTATTTACGCGAGAAAATGATTAAAGCATGCCCTCGTTCAAGATCGCGTTCAGTGAAGAAGACTCGGTCAAGGTCAATATCCAAGAAGAGATCTTTATAATTGTGCATATCATTTAAAAAGTTTTTTATTATATATATAATAAAAATGACATCAGTAGCGCGAGTGGAACCAATTTTAGATCCAAGACAATTCAAAGATTATTCTGATAGAACATTGAATTTAAATTTTAATGTAGTTGATATAAAGACAGTTTATTTTTCTGGTGATGAAATACCTTATTTTGAATACACATTTGCGAGAAAGATGAGAGATTCTTCTATAGGTCAAAGATTATTCTCAGTAAACGAGACAAGCTCTTCTCCAGGACGAATAATAGGTGATGTTTTAAGTAATGCATTTACATTGGATGATTTAGGTAAAATATTAAAAGATGTTAATCTAATTTACAACGTTTTTCCTAGAAGAGCATATGGTGAAGTATTGATTTCAGTCAGAGAATCTATAAATTTGACGCTCCAAGAACTAATTAAACAAAAAACGCGTCAGGATCAATTGGTTGATTATTTTAAAATTTTACAGCCGAATCTAAATTTTATCGTAAAAGATGTTTCTGTAATCAATGTAGATAAAAATAATATACCATATTTATCTTACAATATTTACAACCAAGATAAATTACTATTTAAAGTAACGGAATTTAATGAAGAATTTCCACCATCAAGTAATTTTTTAACATTGTTAGTCAATATTAGTGAAATAACAATGAGAGACCTGGATGCGTTGAGAAATGATGTAACGAAAATTTATATTAGAAAAGAATTTACATTTTTTGATAATGTTGTTATGGGTACGTATTTTCTATCAAAGGAACCAATAAGAGATAGTATATTAGAAGAAATTGACATTATTGTTTCAAATAAAACAGCTTTGTTATCTGATCCGGGTTCCAGTGAAACTCAGGGAGTAAGTCCGACTTCTAGTGGAACAACTTCTAGTGGAACAACTTCTAATGGAACAACTTCTAATGGAACAACTTCTAATGGAACAACTTCTAGTGGAACAACTTCTAGTGGAACAACTTCTAGTGGAACAACTTCTAATGGAACAACTTCTAATGGAACAACTTCTAGTGGAACAACTTCTAGTGGAACAAC